CGGATTTATTAACTGAACATATTAAGCAATCCGGGGAAACAGAAAGAACCATTATTGGGAGTCAGCATGGACAATAAGGCTAAAGACCAGGCGCGAATAATTAAAAGCGGACAAGCTGGAGAGCTGATAAACAATCCTATCCTACAAGAGATTTTTGAAAAGATAGAAACCGAAACATTAAGAGCCTTGAAGTCTGCTAACGACAAAGATCTGGAGTTGATTCGAATCTATAAGCAAGTGCTAGTTATTAACGACGCATACCAGGCATGGCTTAAGAAGACGCTCGAAGATGGCGAGTTAACGGAACTGAAGATAAAGCGCGGTAATTTTAGAAGCGCAAGAGTTTAAACAACAAGCATTAGATTAAACAACAAGCCCCTTAATTGGGGCTTTTTTTTGGAGAAAATTATGGAAGTCAACCAAGAAGGAACTTCAGAGTCATTATCAATTGATGGCGCTGTCGCACAGCTCAGGGCTGCTGAAGAGGCTGTAAAGCCTGATGAACAAGCAACCCCCCATGATGAGGTAGTGGACGAAACAGAATCAACAGAAGAGGTGGAGCCTGAAGAAGCCGACGAGGTGGAGGCGGGTGAAGCTGAAAATGAAGGTGAGTCTGAAGGGGAACCCGAAGACGATGGTAAAGAGTCTGAGAACGATGATGAGGAACTGAACGAGTTTCAATCTTTAGACGAGTTGAAGGAAGCCGCAGGGCTAACCCAAGAACAGCTCGACAACTTAAAGGTTACTCGAAAAGTCAACGGTGTTGATGAAGAAGTCACCCTTGCTGAGTTGCGCGCTGGTAATCAGCGTGACGAAGACTACAGACAAAAGACGATGAAGCTATCTGAAGATCGTAAGGTCCTTGATGCTGAACGAGAGACAGTCACCCAGGTTCAAATGCAGAAGATCGACCAAGCCGATCAACTGATCCAACATCTTTCAACCCAAGTAGTCGGTGATTATAACGCGACTGACTGGGAAAAATTGCGAGTGGATGACCCGGCTGAATTTTCAGCTCGTCAGCTTGATTTTCAAAATCGTCAGCAGCAGCTAACCAATGCAATGCAGGTTATAGGGCAGCAAAAGCAACAGGTATTAGCCGAGACCGAGCAGGAAGAAGCACTGGCCCTTGATGCGTATGTGAAGGAAGAGCAAGGCTTACTACTATCCAAAATCCCAGAATGGGCAGATGAGGGAGTACGCCGCGAAGGCTTTTCCGATGTCGCGAAATATCTCAAGGACTCTAGTTTTTCTGATGAGGAGGTAGGCAACGTTATTGATCATCGCCATATCGTCATAGTGCGAAAGGCGATGGAATATGACCGCCTCCAATCCACGGCTGGTCCCAAGATTAAAAAGCTGAAAAATAACCCGAAAATGCTAAAGCCTGGTGCCAAGACGAACACGAAAAAAGCCAAATCGTCAAAAGTAGATCAACTACGCAAGCAAGCAAAGACAACTGGCAGTCTACGGGACGCCGTTGCCTTGCTTAGAGAATCAACTTAGGAGACTAAATCATGGCAGTAGCCGCAGGAACAACTAAAACCTATGACCGCGTAGGTATTCGCGAGGATTTAACCGATCTAATATCAAACGTAGATCCGGTAGAGACCCCGTTTTATTCAAATTGCGGAAAAACGGAAGCTAAAAATACTTATCACGAATGGCAGACCGATTCGTACCGGGCAGCTAGTGACGCTAACGCAAAGCTTGAGGGCGATGACGCCGCAGCCGTTGATCGTGCACCACGAGTTCGCTTAGGCAATCATACGCAAATCTCTTCAGAGGTTGTTTTAACGTCTGGTACAGCTCGCGCTGTAAATGAGGCGGGTGTAAGTGATGAGCACCTGGAGCAGCTTGTTAAAGCCGGTATAGAGATTAAGCGTGATATGGAAGTACAGCTTTTATCTTCTCAGGCTAAAAATGCGGGCAATTCAACAACAGCGCGTGTATCGGCTGGCGTCGGGTCATGGATTAGCTCTAATTTTAGTGGTGGTACTGGTGCTGTAGCTCCTACGGGTGATGGCTCCGATAGTCTTACTGCTGGTGCTGATCGCGCCGTAGCAGAAAGTCACTTAACCGAAGTAATGCAGGATATTTTTAATGCGACAGGTAAGCGTGATGGCTACATGGCCATGATGCCTGCTGATATTAAATCAAAAATAACCACAAATTATAGCGGTCAGGTCACACGCTACACAAACGTGGATGCAAACAGTCGCGCCCCGATCATTGGTGCTACCGACTTTTATATCTCTGACTTTGGAAAGGTCGAATTTGTGCCAAACGTCTTCATGACAGCCAAATCAACATACATTCTAAAAAAGGACACTTGGAAGGTGGCTTACTTGCGAGGTATGAAGAACGAGAAATTGGCTAAGTCTGGTGACGCAGATAAAGAGCAGATTATTTGTGAGTATGCGTTGCAGTGTCAGAACGAGAAAGCAAATGGTCATATCGCGGCACAAAGTCCAACGTTATAACCATTAATCAATAACTATTTAGGGCGGCTTAACGGTCGCCCTTTTTTTTGGAGAAAATTATGGAATCTTTTACTGAGACAATCCCACGCCAAGGCGGTAATGAAACCCGCGAATATTTTGCAGACAGAGACACGACGAAGGTTCGTGATGGCTGGTTCGTTTTAAAAGTTAAGTCATTTAAGGACCCGCGTAAAAGTGATAAGGAAATGATCCCTGATGCTTTTGTGGACGGCCTCAGATTTAAGCCAACACAAGAGTTCCAATGCCACCCTGACCACGCCAAGATTTTGGTTGAACTTTCTCAGGTTGAAGTTGTTAAAGCGCCTAAGGAAAAAAAGAGCAACGAGACGCCTAAGATGAAAGGGGCTGCTTGATGAATGGGTGCAAGCTAATCAGCAGAAACTACCACACTAATACAGAAGTATGGGTGGAAGAGGTGGGCGAATACGTGCACGTGCACCACTGCAAGATTAGTGAGTCACCCGTAATAGCGCTCATGAAGCACAACCAGAAAGAAAGAGATAAGGAAGCGCGCTGGGGTGATGGCAAAGTTGCCGCCAGCGTTGATCCATTCACGATGAATAAGTTGATTCTTGAGGGTCGCGCTAATGACCCTGGCGATATGAAAAAGTGGCTGAATCAGCCAAGCAATAAACATTTTAGAACGATGAAAGGTAAAATTTAATGCCTCTGAGTAACTACGATGAAATCAAAGCAAGCATAAAGGAATGGACCGAGCGAGATGACTATACAGACCTTAATTTAGCAGACTTTATTCATCTGGCAGAAGTGGACATTAATCATTTATTGCGTGTGCGTGAGATGGAGGAAAGGGCAGTTTTAACCACCACGCCTAATTATCCTTACGTTAGTCTGCCTGATCGGTTTATTGAATTTCGTCCGGGCGCTGATGCTTTCAGCTTAACGGAGGGTGTGGGGGTGCAGAAAGCACCAGGAGTACCTGTTCACTACACGATTATTGGTAAAGAATTAATGCTCTACCCGACGCCGGACAAGTTTTATGAAATCCCGGTGATCTACTACGCCGAGACACCACATTTAAGTGACGAAATTCAAGAGTCAGTTCTAACCAAGCACCATCCAGATATTCTTCTATCAATGTCCTTAGCTAAGGCGTGGGCATTTTCATTTGAAGAAGGGCGAGCTATTCAGCATAGAGATTCAGCAGTTAACAAAATACAGAGCGCGAATCGCGAAAGTAAGCGGTCGAGAATAGGTCCAACGCCTCGCATGAGCAGACATGGGTTAGCTCGTGTTTGAGGAAAAGTGGGGAGCGTGGGCACCAGATCAAAGGAACCGATTAAACCCCGGTGCCACCGTTGCTAAGAACGTCTATCCCGCTTTAGATTCTTACTTGCCTGTTAGTAGTCTCTCTACGTCAACTTCAGCGTTAGCTAGTCGCGCCCTGGGTGGCGTCACAGTTAGAGATAGATCAAATGGCGTTTACGTCTATGTTGGCACCAAAAACGAAATTTACCGGATTACAGATAGCCCAAGCGTCTCAAGCGATGGATATACAACGGCAGAAAATGACCGCTGGGAGTTTGTTACATGGGGTGATCAGGTTATTGGGACAAATTACAGCGACCCGGCTCAGGTTTCAGATATTGGCGGTGGTGGGTTCACTCCTTTAGGCGGCTCGCCTCCGAAATCAAAGACTATTGCGGTCGTCAAGAATCAGGTTGTTTTGGGTAATATTAATGACACTCTCGACGGGTTAAAACCGGGTCGTATCCATTGGTCCGCTATAAACGATCCTACGGGGTGGACGCCTGGTAATTCTCAGAGTGATATTCGCGACCTGAAAGGGGATGGCGGCTGGATTAAAAAGATCGTTGGTGGTGAGTTTGGAATCATCTTTCAAGAGCACGCGATATGGCGCATGACCTATGTTGGTGCCCCTGTTGTCTTTCAGCTTGACAAGATTGAGTCCTCGAGAGGTACGCCCACTGGCGGGTCAGTGGTTAATCATGGCCGCATGATTTACTTCTTAAGTAAGGACGGCTTTTACATACTAGAGGATGGCGTTAGATCAAGAAATATCTCATCTGAAATCTGTTCACGATTTTTTTACGCCGATGCCGATAGATCAAAGTTTGACAAAATCAGTGCGGCAATTGACCCGGTTAAAAACCTGGTGTTCTGGGCTTATCAACGCAAAAACTCGCCCGATGATTGCCTAAATCGCGTCCTAGTCTACAACTGGGTCACTAAACGATGGTCTTACCTTGATTTATGCTTGGATATGATTATGTCCTCAGCAACGTTCTCTAAAACGCTAGAAGAGCTAGACAGCTACGGCACGTTGAACGACTTACCCGCCTCATTGGACTCTGATATATGGCGTAGCGATAACTTATCTCTAGCAGGCATTAACAACAAGCATGAGTTTGGCTACTTCACAGGTCCCGCTATGACTGCGGTCTTGGAGTCAAAGGAGTTCGGCTCAGACGACCGCCAAATAGTAAACATGTTTCGTTCTTACACCGAGGGCGCAGGCCAGCAAACCATTGAGGTGCTTTCACGTAACGCGCTGAATGAGCAGCCTAAAAGCAGTGGTCCTGTCTCCCCTAACGATCGAGGCCGCGCCCACTTCAGGTCTAACGCTCGTTTTCATCGAGTGAGGGAAACCATTGAGGGTGGCTTCACTCATGCGTCTGGTGGCTTCGTGGAGGTTATCGAGGGTGGTGGCCGATGAATGAGGAGCCAATTGTACGCAAGGTTAGCGAATTAAACCCCGATACAGGGTTTCACGTTTCTCAATGCGCAATTGCTATTAATCAAATAGCAGATCTATTAAACGGTGGGTTGGTCCTTGAATCCGAGAGCGGCCAGCGCTTCCGTCTAATTGTGAGTGACGGCGGTGTGGTGAGCGTTGAAAGCTTATGAGATACGCGCTTAACAATATTCCATCAAAAGATATAGACGAGGTTTGGAGTGAGGCTGGCCCTATTTTGCAGCGTGCCCTAGATCATATGGGGCGCTATACATTAGAGAGCATTTACGAAGCGATTATTGAACATGGTATGCAGCTTTGGTTGATTACTAATGAGCAAGAAATTAAGGCGGTAGTAGTTACTAGCGTGGTCGATTATCCATTAAAGAAGGTGCTAGATATTACTTTTGTTGCTGGTGATGGCGCAAAGGAATGGATTGAATTTATTGCCGCCTTTGAATCGATTGCGAAAGAGAAGGGGTGTAGTGAGATTGATTGCTCTGGTCGGAAAGGGTGGGGCAAGTTGTTACCTGATTATGAAGAAATGTTTGTTGGATTTAGACGAAAACTAGAGGTTCATTAATGTCAAAACCTAAAGCACCGAAGCCTGCCAAGGTCGATAAAGCCCCGTGGAAGGAGCAGCAACCCTATTTTTTAGGCGATGAGTCAAAAGGTATTGCGGGTATTTTCCCTGAAGCTAATAAGACTTATCAGCAGGGGATTGATCAAAAGTTTTTCCCTGGGCAGACTTACGCCAACTTCTCGCCTGAAGCTGAGCAGGCAATGACGATGCGTACCGATTTAGCGCAAAACAATGGGGGCTTAGTTTCTGCTAATACGTTTAATGAAGATGTCATTAACGGTAAGTACATGATGGGCGGCAACAACTTCATGGCGGGTTACGGTGATAATATTATTGATCAAGCTAACTCGCAAGCG